TCAAGAGTGTCGTAGCCAGTTAGGATAACCTTTGGCTGTCCTCCCTTCTCCCACACGCTTCGGAACATTCCGTCCATGATGTTCAGGCTGAGTGCGCGAGCCGCACCTGCGGCCCCTGCGTCACAGTTAGCATCGTACCACTGTTGTGATCCTGCACCTGCACCGTTCCTCGTGATGTTGTACATATCGTGGTCGCCGATTGCACTCACGAAGTCGGTTGCTGACTCGGTGAAGGAAGACGACATTGCCCTGTCTAGTGACTGGAAATCGTTGTCTGCCACGGTGTCCACATCCTCAAGTAGCATATTGTTGATGTGTTCGGCGTGGTGCTTTGCCATCTCCATCTTCATTACTGCTCTTGCATCTCCAAGACCGTCATCCTTGTCTGCTAGGAACATTGCTGTCTCAGTCAGATCGAAGGTGTGAGCCACAGTTCGTGGCTTGGTGCTGACTTCTGCAAAGGTGGGCTTGCTAGTCTCCGGTAGTGTTCCGTTCTCAGCAACACCGCCGCCCTTGTTGATGTCGGGCTTGTCAGTGACTACCCTCCATCCACTCTTCTCCCAAGGCTTCTTGGGCATGATGCTGAAAGCATTGAACTCTTGGTTCAGTTGCGACCACACCTTGCGTCCAAAGATCGCTTGGTAAGTTCCAGTCGTACCGCTTGCAAGCGGGGAATCCGCCTTGAGCAAGTCCGTGCCGGAGTAGGCCCATGCGTTTGCACCTGCACCCGCACCATAGTATAGCCTCTCCATGTCTTCAATCGTTCGTATGTATCCTCTTGATCCACTCATATTTTTCACTTCCTATCTCCTATTGTCACCCGAAAAACGATTTCACTCGCCCCTCAAAGCCCTCCTTGCTAGATCCTCGGTGGCTCTCCAAGCGTCGATGTCGTTGCCCATTGCGGCAAACTCTTCGTGCGTGGGGATTCTGATGTCTGATGTTGGAACTGCTACTGCCGACTTCTGAATCTCAGTGTTGGTCGTTCGTAGGTTCTCTATCTCGGCCTTTAGGGTAGCGATCTGTCCTGAGTAGTCGCTTTGCTTCTGAACCTCAAGTGCGCGGGCTGTCTCTGCGTCGTAGCGAGCCTCCCAGTCTGACTTGACAAGTGACTTTAGTGCCTCTTCGTCACGAAGACCAGCGTATGCTCGGTAGCCTCTCTCAAGTCCGTCCGAAGTGATCTCGCCACCCTTGATGACGTTGCTGTTTCCCTTTGGCGTGTTGTATGCCATGTTGGAAACGCCGGGTTGCTTGATGACGTACTTGTTGCCGCCGGGGGAGGGTAGGGACGGGTATGTGACCTCGGTTGCAGATTCTCCTGCACCAGCCATGTCTCCCATGCCCCTGTGTGAGTAGCCACCCTTGCCTTCCTGCAAGTATGCCTTCTCAAGACCGAAGTGCTGTCGAAGTCCGTCAAGGTTCACACCCTGCTCGTGAGCGAACTTCTCAAGAGTGTCAATGTATGCCACTGCACTCTCTTCAGACTTGTCCACAGATTCGTCATCTGACTTCTCTTCGGACTTCTCTTCCTTCTCTTCATTCTTATCAAGAGCCTTCAGTATTCCCGTCAGGCTCTCCTTTATTTCTTCCAATGCGTTATCGTCAGTCATTTTATTTACTTCCTTTTCATCATCCATTTTGAGGATTGTGTACCGAGCCTTCGGGTTGATGCCCTTCTTACAAAGGGTTATCTCATGCAACTCAAGGTCGGTAATCTCACGGTGGTTGCCATGCTCAGGCGTGTGCTTACTCACGCGGAACAGGGCTTGGCCCCCTATTGAAAAGGCGCGAAGATCTCCATCTCGCACCTGCTTTTGCACTTCTCGTGCCTTCTGAATGTCGCTTCGTATTCTGCATACGACGAAAAGACCGTGATTATCAACCTCGGACTTCCACACGCGACCCTGTGAATCTTTGTATGAATCGACAACCTCTCCGACCTGTATCCCACTGTGGGCTAGTTGTACGTTTCTGAAAGCCTTGTTCGTCATAAACTTGTCAAAAGCCTTCCCTAGCGCATCTGTGGGAATCCTGTCACCCTGCTTGTCCACCATGTCCACACTTGCGTAGCCCGCAACAAATAGGTCGTCACCCCTCGACTCCTTGATGATCCACTTATCGGACGTTTCTCCGATAGCACTGAATCCTGCAATTGCGGTTGCCATTGATGAGCCAACATATAACAATGGTATATGAATAACAACATGACAGGGCTAACAGCCCTCACAGGGCTTTGTCATCACGAATGGTAGGCAGTACCTCACTTTCGTGTTCTGCATGGTCTTTTTCTTTGGGGTATCTGAGAATTGCTTTTCCTTCTTTGACCTGAAGCACTGCATCTCCATCATCAGTTGTGACAGTCATGGATAATGGCTTGAACATCTCTTCCATGTTTTTCTCCGGCTTCTCATCCTGCTTTGGGTTGCCGAAGGTGGTGTTTTCCTCATCTGTGATCTCAGTTGGCCCCATGGGTGCAGTGATGTCTGCTTGCATTCCCGACCATGCCCCACCATCTGCCGATGCCCTGTTCATACGAGGGAATGCGAATTTCTCCGCTATATCGTCATCAATAGCCTCATTCACAGTCCATTCACCTGTCTCAGTCTGCTCAAGACCATACTCTCCTGCGTATAGTTCAAGCATCTTTGGTGTCAATTCCTTGACATGAGATAGTAATTTCTTTTCTTTCAACGACTCTTCGGCCTCTGTGATTGCCCTGCGAGCGTGGCGCATAATTGTGGATATGCTTGCTTTCTCATCTTCCTCTTCATCCGTCACCACTTCCGGTGCTTTGTCCACGGAACCTTTCTTCAGACCATAGGGGTTGTATGAGTCCACATGGAACAATGTATCACCTTCGTTCACGAAGAGTGCCGCAACAGGACTCCATAGAGAGAATTGTGATTCGGCTTGTTTGATTAGATATGGCAGACCATCATAGGTATCGACATATATTCCGTCTTCATCCTTTGCGGTTTTGACAATCACTGGTTCAAATATAGTGGGATACTGCAATATGACCTCTGAACCCCTTATGCTAATCTCAGGCAAAGGAGGGAGTATTTTCGATTTTGATATGTCATCTTGAGGATACAACACCCATTTGGGGTGGATCTCCTTGCCTTTCATAAATGTCGAAGTTGCATCTCTGATCAACAAATCACTCCTATCCATGTTTGCAATGGTCTTAACCAAACCAGTTTCATCTGTGGAGACACAAGAGTTTGGAGATGGGAAATGGACATTCTCGGTGGTTTCGTACAAGGTGCGAAGGGTATTCACCCTATCAGACAACGGCTCGACACTCATGTCCGTTCCTTTGTGTAATAGCAGATCCACCACAGTCAGTACATCATCCTCGACATAACCATCCAATATGACATCCCCATTGATGGAGTCTTTGAGGGATTTCTTGACCTTTGATGGGAGGCTACCGGGTTCTACGCTTTTGCCCTTCTTTTTCACAAGAACGTGCTTGCCCTTTGGTTTCTTCTGCACCACCCAATCACCACTAAATCCTTTGAGTGTGTCCATATCATCCAAGTCTCGTATAACATGAGCAGGTTCGATGAGTGAATTGAATATCCCCGTTGGCTCATAATCGTCATCTGACTTGTGTAGGTCGGATGTCAGAGAGGGGAATCCTGCGACACCGGGCGACAATGCATGAATCTCACGGGTCTTGCTTGTGATTGGTGATCTATCAAAAGCAGGATCAACACCCCTCACTAACCCCTCGTGCGCGGTTCTTTGGAGGATTGAGAATGGCTCTTGCTTGAGATCGAAAGTAGGGTTTCCTCTATTCGGTTTCCATGCAAGGCTCGCCATCATGTTGTGACCCCAAGCATCTGTATTGCCTGAATTGAATACAGGGGGAGAGATTGTCTTTGAAGATGGATGAACCCTACCATCACCATGCATGAGTGCATAATTAGCGGCGGCGGCTAACTGTTGGACATTGCCTCTTGCAAGAGAATTGGCAGTTTTGTCACCAAGACCCATTGTTCCGAAGATACCTGAACCATGTTGTTGCATTAATGGAAGGGACATCTCCTTCATCTTCTCAGCAAGTGCGGTGTCGGAACCGACAAAGTGTTGATTATGCAGACTGTAAAACTCCCTGTTAGAATTAGGGTGTTCCTCTCTAAACAAACCCTGCCTAGCCACTCCGACATCTGTGGTTCTTTGCAAAGCCCTACCCAATTGGCTTACTGAGAATGCTTGCGGAGGTATGGTCATTCGACCCCCTTGCCCCATTACTTGACTAGGGTGCAGATGGTGGTGGTTTGCCGCATGACTCCAATTGGATCTCCTTCTCTCAAATGACAAATCTCCTGACGATAAGGGAGAGTGAATGTGTTCATTCTCCGGTTCATTCCTTGCCATTTCAGGGAAATGGGAACCTGCCAGCATATGCGGCCCATCAATCTCGACATTGTTGAGTAGCATCTCGCCCACCCATGTGTTGAATATCTCAGGGTATGATTGAGCCATGAGGGAATGTAGGCTATCTCCACTGCGCCCAACACCACCCCATGCTTGATATGGTTCCCACCAGTGGTAATTATGCCCCTCTTCATCATCAATGAATGGGTGAATCAAATGAGTATGTGGTTCATCCTCAAAAGGAGAAGTAGTCGGGCCGTGCCTATCGCTTGGCCTCATCCACCATGCTTTGAGTGGGGTGAAGCGGTCATGCCAACTCCTTAGCAACCTATCCCATGTTATCCCTGACTTCCCTTGAAGTGAATTAATCAACACCTTCGCATCAGGATGATCGATATTTTCGACCTTGCCTAATTCTTTCAGTATGTCTATGGTTTTCTCGTTGTGTTCGTTGGTGTTCCATTCCATGCCGAATAAGAATGGTAGCAACCCATAATTCTCTTCTAGTTGCTCTCTCTTTACCTCTTCCCACTCTTCAAAGGAGTCGTATTTACTCATATCCTTCTTGTACATATCCAATAGAGATGTGCGAGGGCTACCAAAGACCTCTGCTGACTCCAATGGTAGTTTCTTACGCCTCTCGCCTTCTTCGTGCTTGTGAGCAGGAGTTTCCTCTGATTCCTCACCATGGCGTATGAAATCAAAAACATGGTCGATGTAATGAGGTTCGCCCCATGCCCCGCCATGCAAAAGAGGGCAAGAGTTTGATTTTGGATTGAAGGGGTGGTGTTCGCCAAAACGATTGTTGGCCCCGGCAATAGGCCAATCAGACAAGTAAGACGTACTCAATTTGGTATGGCCTGACAAGTATGACTGATAATCAGGAGGGAGAACCATTTCAGCAACGGGAAGTGGTTGGCCGAGATCCTTCATAGAATATGGTGGAGGGCTTGACATCATCGAAAGTGCGGCCATGTCCTGCTTTGTTATGACTGAGCCATTCAATGACTCCAAGTATTCAATAGCAGGTGGTTCAAGCCCCTTGATACAAGAGAGGACGACTTCGGTTCTGAGTTTGGTAATATCGCTCATCTTCCCACCTTCATAGGCGGGCATAGATTTGCTCAATTAACCCCGCAATTTCGTCAATCCTTCCGATTTGACCCACAGATGCGCCCTTCTTAATCTCAGCAAGCGAATCCTCGATAGGAGATACATTGCTGAAAGCACCCCCTCCTTCAGTTAGATGCATATGGAGTGACGATGAGTCCTTGTCATATCCTGTCTGCGAAACTGAAGGCATATTGAATACCTCGCTGATGGAATTGGCAGTTGGCCCTACTTCTGTATGGGGGAGAACTTGATTGCCAGTGTATCCAGTAGCAGGAACATCGACCTTGCCCGATATTTCCATGAACATAGGTCTGATGTTGTCCACTGATCTCTCTTGGACGTACTTCTTGAGTTTCTTATCCTTGCACCCCGGACACCAACGCCTCTTACATTCTGGATCGTCACAACCTGTGTTGCAATTGGAGTTCTTCTCTGCCTTCTTTACACAATTGGCGCAAGGTTCAGGTTGGCCCGCAGGGTCACGGACTCCACCCCCAACAACACCCTCGCCATCACAATGCGAACATTTTCCGTCCTTTTTCTTCTCTATCCCAAGAGATTTCTCAATACCTCTGACTATGTTTAGCAAGCGGCCTTCGGGTGTATCTTTCATTGGATTGACGTATCTCATCTGTTCATCTCCCTTTCTGCATCTTCCCACTCGGCTATCTCATCGTAGCGTGATTTCACAATCATCTCGCCACTACCTGAGAATGGCCCTGAGAATCCTTCCCCATCAGTTATGTTGCGATTCAATGGGTCGAATGTCTCATCTGCATGGGGTGTGACGAATGATTGCCACCCCTGTGCTTTCATCATCTTGGTTGGATCCTCTGCCTTCTTGGTAAGCATATCATTCTCCGCCTCAAGGTTCTCGATGCGTTGTTTGAGTATCTTGACTTCCTCAAGTAATTCCTTAGCCATCTCGATGCTGACTTGGGTTTCTTCCTCGGACATCACATTACCCCCATTCTGCTTGCGTTGCCCTGTGGACTTAACATGGGACTTGCCGTTCCTGCTTCTATCCTCGCCGCCCCATTCTCGGTCATCGACTGTGTAGCATCATTTTCTGTGAGTGCATTAAATTGCTCATGCGCCACCATCAACTCATGCTTGGTGTTGGCTATTATGGCTGTTTTTATCTCAGACAACATAACACCGATTGCAGTGAGTTTTTCGGCTTTGACTCCTGCACTATTCTGACTGGATATTGCGGCATTTGCCGAATCTATCTTTGACATGACAGCATCGCACATATCCCTTGCCTCGTTTATTGCCACACCTATGCCTGAGAAATCACCTTGTCCGGGGGAAAGAGGCAACTGTTGTTGCACGGGTTGGACATTCATGGGTTGCTGTTGTTGCATAGCCGCCATCGTTGGATCGTTCTTGATGAGAAGGTCATCCTGTATCTTCAACGCTCTTAGGCGTTCGGAGATAGAACCGTTTGAACTCCATGTCATGCCATTCCCTCAATATACCCTGTGGGGCCGGTACACTTTGTCAGTCCTGCCCGCACGGATGACACCGAGAGCGATAGCACCGTCGTTGGCAGATACATTGCCTTCGGTGTTGTCGAATTTGAGGATCTGACCGACTTGCTCATCCACTCTCTCAGTAGTCGCTAGTTTCGTCCACTTGTCGTGCAATTCCAAATCACCTTGAACGACACTTAGGGCTTGCATTGCGTTCTCCAAGTGCTTTGCAACATCATCTCTGTTGTTGTGATGAATTGCCTTCTCCATAGCCTCCATCTCGGCCATAGCCTTCCTTGCCATCGGTTCCATTTTCTCGATTAGATTGAAGCCTTCGCTCATGTCACTCACCCGTTCCACTAATTCAATCGTTATTTAGGGTTGTCATTATACTCCCCTCTCTCCACCGATACCCAAACGATTCAGCCGAGCATCAATTATTCTCTCGGTTGATGTCTTCTCATCCCTTGAATCTCCCTTTCTATTCGATACTGAAGCACCGCCTTCCATCCTCTTAGTATTAGGTGGCTTGGCCCCCGCAGATCTGCGCGTGAATCGCTGTGATTCATCTTGGAGTTGTCTTAACGGCGGTATATCGTGAGGAATCATGCCCGGAACAGGAAGTGGTGGTTCAGCATCATGGTAGGGGTCTTCCCTCTCTCGCCCACAGTATTTCTCAACGACATCCCAAGCCTTGTCGAATACACTCATTTTTCAAAACTCCATTTGGGACATCTCTCGCAACGGAATGTAAGACCTCGCATTTTGATGTAGCCAGTTCCCTTGCACCTTTTACAATCGGGTTGTGGGCCTCCTTGACCTTTAGAGAGATCACTTCGGACGGAATAGACACCCCAAGCCGTATCAAACGCTGTCATTAGAGCATCACATCTTTACGGGAATTTAAACACTTAAGGCAATAAGTCTTGTTTGACTCGATTCTCTTCCTACAAATTCGACAGCGTTTTGCAAGATGAAAAGGAGTGCCATCTGCGTAAGTCTTGGTAATAACCCATGCCACATCAAACGCTGTCATTGATCTTCCTCCGATTTCTGAACAGGTGGTGCTACTGGTGGTGCGCCGCCTCCGCCCTTCGCCCCTTGCATAGCCATCTCCTGTTGTTGCTTCTGTTGCAATTCCTCTTGTGAAGGCTCACGGAAGTCGAAGTTGAGGTACTTGTCATCAATCTGATCCCGTAGCATGGCCTCATACCCTGCTTGCTTCATCTGCATCATATTGGCAATCGCCATTTGGTCACGGCGGAGTTGCATTATCTCATCCTCTTCCTCGTGTGGAGATAGTGTGAGAGTCCATTCCTTGATGTTGAATGCCTCCATCAATAGGGGGAAGACTACGCGGTTGTACACTGACTGTGCATATGCGATAGCACGATTACTCACTACAATTTGCATACCTTCGTTGTTGAGTCCACCGCCCGAAACGTCATTCATAAAGACGTTAGAGACTCCATAGTATGCAGAAATGCGTTGTCTGATGTCATCCTTGATTGGAATATACTGCAATTCCTCAAGCGTATCCATCATACGGACATACTCAAGTCCACCACGACCCGATTCGGTTTCAACACCGATTGTTGGCACATAGTTAGGATCACGCTCAAGATGCTCTTGGATATTCCTTGCTGTCCTCTCGACAGTCTCCATGTTGGATGACTTGATTACCATAACCCCTCTTGGCATTCTTCTCTTCTGATATGCAGAATAGACGTAGTTATCCATAGCGATGAGGGTATTGACCTGCCTCCACATGGTAGCAACAGGGCTACGACCATACAACTTGGATGGCGACCACTTGCTGATGTGAATGACTTCACCCTCGGTATATACCTGCCCGTTGCCCACTCCTGCTAGGTTGATGTAATGGATTGGTACTACTGGCATACCGGATACGGGGCAGACTCCCTTTGGATCGCTTGTTCTGAATGAACGGTCAATGAGGCTCGTGTATTGAGTTCCACCCCTTATTCCTCTCTTGTCCGATAGAATACGCATGAATATGGGGTCTGCCCTTGATACCTCGCGTACACGGAAGAATTGTGGTTTTTTGGTTTTTGGTTCAACGAAGTATTCCTTCGTGAGAATGATGTATGCATCGTCCACGATATTGAGATCCATCTCGACTTCTCTCAATATGTCGATGAAATTCTGTGTCATTCGATTACCGTTTTTCAAGACAGCATCGGCATATTCTATCTCTCCCCTATCTGCCTTGCGAACCTCGCCACCACAGGCTTTGCACTCATCCACTTGCTGTTGATACTCTTCTGAGCATTGAACGCACTTGCAGACGAATTTAGCCTTCCAATCCCATCCCTTTCTGAATGTTTCAACAGTCAGGTGTTGCAAGATTGAACGGAGTACCATGGATTCGTATGCCGCCGCATAAAGAGCAGGAATGGTGATTCCTTGCAACAAGGGGGGTTCTTGGACTCCCTGAGTGAACAGGGGCATTGATGGAATAGGCGTGTTATATCGTTCCATGTCTATGCCGATGGCGGCGAACATCCTGTCCATCTTCTTGTCATCAACCACTTACGAACGCCCCCCTCTTGCTAACTACCTCATCATAGGTGATTCTGTGCGCCTTGAGTAATTTCATCTGTTCATCCGGTTCCATATTGTCATAGGCGAGTAATATGAGCGCATCTGTGTTTCCCCTTAACCCTTCTAGCAATTGCCTAGCATGATCTGAATGCCCGTTTAGGTGTGGCTCGGCCATCTCCAACGCCTTAGTGACCGCTATTTCTCCTTCAATCAAGATGCGTCCCTTATCTGCCCTTATCTGCTCACTTTGCAGTGCTTTGCATAGGGCTTCAGCATACCATGGTGCTGTCGGGGCATGAAACTGCATCTCGATTATTGGATTCAAAAGTGCGTCTAGTTTGACTTTTGAGTTGTTATCAATCAATCCTGCAACAAATTTATCTGCATCTTTGAGAAGCACAGATGGTCGTTTGACATCATAAAACAGACCACGACCCACACTCTTGCTAAATTGCCCAACGGCAATTAGATCATATAGGAAACCATGTGATTTGATTAGTGAAGAAATCTCAGCAGGGCTGGCTTGAACGCCATAAGACTTGAGAGTCTGAGCATTCAAAGCACCCCTCGTATGCAATACTTGGTGGCATTGTTTCAAGAGGTTCCTTTCACGATTTGATAGCCTTTCTGATTTCTCAATAGTTGTCGCCCACAATGCCTCGGCCTCTTTTTTGCCTTGATCATCAGATGAAGTCCAATGCTTCACAAATCTTCTGAATGCTAAATCTAGCCTTTCTGAATGCTTATTCAATGAGTCATAGTCCATATCTGTAAGTGGTATCTCATCCACGAGATTTGGTGAAACCCCTGTGAAACTACCCAGTATTGCTTGCTTCTCTAGTTTCAACAATGGTTGGATTGATGCAAGGAGTTTGAGTTGCTTCGATTTGATGAGCAAATCACTCATTTCCCTACCACTCATTCCGAAATTATCAACGAACCACATTTTGCCAATATCGGGAGGAAGTGGTGCTTCAGCAGGTAATTCAGTACCGGGTTGCTCGGTTGGTGGTGCGCTACCTTCCATGTCTTGTCCTTCGATAGCCGCTTCATTACGAGGATCCGGTATCTTGATTTTCGCTTGTTCTTGGGCCATTCTCTGCTTTTCCTGTGCGGCTTGCAGGTTTGCCTGAGCCATCTCGACTTCCTGTGCGGCCATGTCTGACTCTCCCATCTTATTCACTGCATCAACCAAGCACTCAACCCCCGGAACGGGTATCAGGTAGTCCTTACGCATCGGCCCACCCCAACCTATTCTGCCATGTCTCCCCATCGAGGATAATTATGTTTTCTCGATATTCCTTAGTTGCCTGTACCGAAAGTGCAAGGGCAATCACTGTGTCGTCATGCCTCCCAAGACTCTCCATTTTGCCGTTCTCAAGCATGGTGAAGAAGGATAATTCACTCAACATCGTATTCATGTGCCTCCTTGTCGAACCTTCATCTTTGTAAGGGATTATGAGATGCTTCTGCTCAAAATGAAGTTGAAGAGTGTGCATCAATGCTTCCTTCTTCATGCGACTCATGTTGAATGGTTTAATGGGTAGGTCGCTGATTTCCTGAAGGACTTGGTTGAATGCCATAGCGAAGTTGTTAGTCTCTAATTCTATGATGACGGGATTGAATCGCGCATTCAATTCGATGATCTTGTCAATCTGTTGATTGAAATTCATATTCTTCTCATGGTGGACATGGACTACTCGCTTGTGTCGATTCTCATCCATGCCGATGACTATCATGCAAGTGTAGTCTGCACTCCTGTCTGCGCTGATTGCTGGATCCCAACCAATGTAGTAATTCAGTTGTTCACTAGGATCGGGATAATACGTCAAAGCCAAAGTTTCGTCCTTGACTCCGTTTAGCATTTCTTCAGGGAATAGGCTTGACTCGCTTGCTATTGGCTTGCATAGATACTCACGAGTGAATGCTATTGATGTCATCTCGCCCCTCCTTGTGTTGAGAGCATCCAAAGACCACCTTTCGGGCCATAGGGGGTCTCCTGTTTCCTCATTAATTGCAGGATACTCATTTACACAATACCCATCAAGACTCTTCAGTTCGGTGTATAGGTCTGTGTACGAGAAAGGAGTGCCGACTACGCACATTTGAGCAGTGTGGTGAAGAACTGGAAGAAGTGCCGTATAGAACCATGTGGCTATGGATTTGAGTTGAGTATCCGCTTCACTCGACAGTATATCGTCAAGAACCACTATGTCGGGGTGCGCCCCACGAACTGCTTTTCCTATGGACATGGCTCGTATGGATGACTTGTTGGTGAACTTGAAGAGTTGCTTCGCCCAACCCCTCTTGGGCTTAAGGTGAGCCAATGCAGGAGTAGTGACAATCAACTCATCCATTTTGCCCATGTGATCTATCGACTGATGTTGGCTGTGGCTGAAGAATAGAACTTCTGTGCCGGGGTTGTATGCCATCTTCCATAATAGATAACATCGGAAAAACACAGACTTGCCATGATCACGGCTTGCTATTACGCAGACCTTGTTATGCTTCTCTGCGTTCTCATACCATTCCTTGTGGAAATTGGCTAACTGAAACTGACAAATATCCTCAAAGAAAAAGCGGAAGTCGCGCCGCCCCATCTCCCAATCGACTTTGCCAGCGAGTTCTATCATCGCTTCATTCGACATCTGCTTTCCACCCCGCCGGTAATAGACTCATGTTATCTGCTACGGGGGCATCATTACTTGCAAATACAGAAGAGGGGAGTAATGAGAGGTTGTCATTCTCATTCATGGCAAAGCCATCAATCTCTTTCGGTGCTTCTTCTTTGATGATTTCCATAGGGGCAACTGGAATTGGATTGGCAATGCCTCTTTGTGGGGCTTCTGTGATTCTATTAAACGAAGTATCATAGAAGGGGTTGGCAAAGGGATTCTCAAGGACAAAGTGCTTTTCAAAGGAGTCACTATACCTAGTTGCTAAGTCGGGGAAGTGATCTTCCAAATCACCCATGCTATTGTAAAGATGCTTTCGTGCATCTTCATCCCCCTCTTCTGCCATCTCAAATACTCTTAGAATCTCATCTCTGCTTGTTGTGGGAGATATAATTGGAAATTTTTGCCCATCTCCACTTGTTATTCTTGCTATCCTTTCGGCTACACCTTCACGTTCGGGTTCGGGTTCGGATGCTTGCAAACCTGAATAATTATTTTCTGCCCATTTAATCAGACCCGGTAGATTGTCTGAAAATACCTCAATTCTTCGGTGGATGGACGCTATCATCCTCTCCTTCTCTGCTGGATCTCCTATGCGGCTGAATATCTCAGTCAGTTTTTCCGACGCTTCGTCTTTACTCATGCCTTGAACTAAATCATTGACATCGGGTAATTCCTCATGGACAGGCTCAGGGTCGTATTCCTCGCCTTCTTCCACATGGACTTCGGTTTCATCAACCTCTTCAGGCATCGGAATGTTGGCTTCCACGTTCTCGGCATCGTTTTCAACTGGCGGATCACCATCAACAACGCCATCCCCGTCATTGTCTATCCCATCATTCTTTTTGGATGGTGCGGGGGGCCGTGGCTGTGGTTCTAGGACTCCTGCGGCCTCGCCCCATTCCCTAGTCCCACCGGGCATCATAGGCCCGCCAGATCCATCCGTCCTCATGTTCCTGCCGATGTTTATCATATTGAGTTCGTGAATAAGGCGCAATCTCTCCTTTTCAGTCATTTCCTTCTTTCTGAACAAATCCCCTATGTCGTCGCCCGTATCATGCTTGGCTAACTGCCACGCTTGATCGAAAACATCAGACGAAGGCAAATCTAATCGCCTCCGTGGTGTCTCTCTCTCGCTGTTCCCTCTTGTATTTCAGGACAGCAGAGAAATCAGGGTCTATCGTATCACTGGAAGTCATAATCGCCGCTTCATGTGGATTTGGGGGGCGAACAGCAGGGGCGGGTGCTTCAGGAACAGGTGGTTGCGGTATATTCTCGCTTCCGGCATAGGTAGCACTTGATGTTCCTAATTTGCCCCTGTTCCGTGCCTGTATGTTTTGGCCCCGATTAGCGGCATCTTCGTGGGTCTGTGCGGCATTGATGCCTAGTCTTTGATTCTGCCCTGCTAACACATTTGTCCTAACATTTCCCGTCACTGGCAAACCTTGTCCTCCTAGTGACTTTGGAGTGACACTACTGAGCCAATCCGTAGCACCCTGCTTTATCCGACTACCTATTGTTGCATTCTCTCCTAAATCACCAGTAGGCAAGTAAGAGGATTGCTGTGCATCCGTAGCAACTACTCCTTCAATATTTGGTGGTGCGGCTGGCCCTATTGCGTCAGGATGCTGTGCTGTGGCCGTCAAACCACCAAATGTAGGATCGTTATGCATCCCTTTGTTCCTTTGACGGGCTTGGTTCCATGTAGCGGCGGCGGTTCCCACACCACCAGTAGCCATCACCCCACCCCAAAACTTAGGACTTACCAGTGAACGTGCGCCTTGCCAAGCCATTCCGGTTGGATCTGTGTATGTTCCCTTTGCAGGTGCGGCGGGTGCGGCGGGTGCGGCGGGTTGCACTATTTCTGCATCCATCACTGGATTTGCGGCATTAGACTTTTCCAATTGGCCCATGTAAAAATCAATCATCTCATCGGACTTCATGCTGACACCATTCACGACGTTCGTTGCTACTCCGTCGCTTGCACGGTTATCTGCTTGCTCGGCATCGAACAAGGCAGTTGGATTAGTGATCTTGGTCTTCTGCTCTCGCGTGGCTACCTTGCCGGTCTTGTTGTTAATATCCTCAGTTATGGTCGTGACCCTCTTTATCGGAAGGCCCGAACCATCGTCCAATCCATCGCCATCCTTGTCTTGTCCTGTTGGTTGCTGACCTGTTGGTTGAGCCTGTGGCTGTTGCTGTGCATACGCCATATTCTTCTCAAGTAGCCTTGCCTTCAGAATTAACTCATTCATACAAAGCCACCTTCACTAATTGAACCGCAGTATGATCGACTCCAAAAGACTTGGCAATATTGTTCCAATCACCCCTCGTATGGAATATGGAGATGACATCATTGCTTGGCCTTTGTATCCTACTTGCCAAGAGAGTCACATCAAGCGGGTTATCTACTGATAATTTTTGGACAGTAGTAGTATCTTCGATAGTCGTCTTAGCCAATTCCACTTGAACGAACTCCAAATAATCAGTCATGGTATTCTTGAAAACAACCTCATCCATGTCCGATTTCCTAACGCTAGAAAGGTATCGCATCAGGTCTTGAACGTACTGTGGATTAGCAATTCCGGGCGAGATCATTGGCTTCGCCTCCGGTGGCATTGGAACAGGCCACGATGACGATTGTTGATTAGTGTTCGGTATAACGCCACCCATATTTGCCTCCCTCACAGCAGGGCCACCAGTACGCACCCTCGTTTCAGCAGGAGGTTCCCTATCCCTCAATGGCGCACCTAGAGGCGGGGCGTGGCGTGTGGGAGAGGGAGGTATAACTGAGTCATCTGCGCTTACTTGCCCTCCCATCTGAGATTCATAGTCTCCGGGGGTGGAATCACGCCTGTTCACAGCATCATGTATGGCCGCTACAATCCTGTCCTGCTTCCTTCTGTGACTATGCTTCCCACCCCTTGAGGAATGAAGTTGGGCATCTGTGAAAATTCCATTGAGATCGTCGTCACTAAGGCCATGCTTGTTCTTGAGTGCTTCTCTAACGAATTTTGGCCCGTTTGCATATGTTGTGTTCCCTGCCCCGCTTGCAAGCCACCGCCCCCAATTGCTATTCATCAGTTCTTCACCGATGATGCTATGATCCGGTTTGTTCTTGCTTTCATCGACAAATGACCCGCCGATAATCTCCCCATTCTCCATAGCCTCGCCAGTTTGGGAGTCGCCCAAGCCCTGTCGGAAGTTGGATGCTCTCTCGGCATCATATCCGATTCTGCCATGATACCTGCTTGCATCCCTCATGTTCACTCTGCTAGACCTCCTGTGCATGACGCTCATATCTTTCACATCATCAATTGCACTCCGTATATCGCCTCCTGACATTTTGGCTTCATCGACAATCTTCTTTGCGTCGTTAATCATTCCATGATCATTCCACTTTGCAACATTTCGGTGGATAAAGAAGGCAGGAATCTCAAACTCATGCCCTCCTTCGGGCCGACCTGTTCTTTTATTCCATCTTCGATTAACCAACCCTAGATTCTTCGCCGCAGGTTCGTACCACCTTGCAAACCCCTCTTCTCTTCCGGCTCTGCCATCCACAATATCTCCTGCATACCCACTAACCATTCTTGTGACTAATTGACCATCTTTGAATGGATTAAAATCAGTATCTCCAAGATTTCTTGTTTTGGCGGTTTGTGAACGAAGAGAGCCACGAACAATTTGCCCATAAGCAGGATTCAAATTGCCATTGTTGTCGAAAGGCAAAGGTGCAGGAGAATGTCTGCCAGTATTCAACTTGTTTTGTTCCTTAGCGGCCAAATTCACAAGGGGCTTGCCAATTCTGAGTGCTTCCTGCCATGCGGCTGTGTATTGTTGGGATGGCAGTTCACCGGGCTTTGGAGGATGATGGAGAATGTCTGCAATCTCACGAGATGCCCCCCTGAGTTCTTGTCCCGTGTCCGGATCTGTGACAGGCTTCTCATCTCCAAAATATATAGCCATCTCAACGGCTTCTGCATCCATGTAGTTCAAGCCCGTGTTGTTTATGTCATCCAATGAATGATGCAAGGGATGATCAGGGTCTTGCAATGCCCTAAAATCGGGTTCTGCACCTTCGGGATGATTCCAAAGCCATTCAACCATGTCCTCTATGTCAGCAATCACCACTGCCTTCGATATACGGAAGTAGTCAGGGTCATTGTACCAACGCACCCTTCATCACCTTTTGCCGACTATGCCTGTTTCCAAAGCGAGCGATGTATCATCAAAGCGGTAGCCCGCACTATCCTCCACATTGACTTCAGTTGGGCCAGTTGGTGCTGATGATCTCTCTTCGCTTGCTTGATTTCCACGTTTTGAGTTTTCATCAAAAATAGGGGATGCCTTTGTCAGTTTCTCTAGTTTCCTCATTAGAGCCTCGACTTTCTTCTTGAGATGAATGATTTCTGCTCTTGATAGTTTCAGACCCCTTGCCTTCAATATCTCATCCATCTTACCTATGGGGTCTTTGACACCTAGAGGATCGCCAATCCATCCACGAGCAATTCGGTCTTGCACCTGACCGCTTCTCATGCTTGTTCCCATCTTGGGAACGGCGGGCATCCTCGTGGAACCCTTAGTTCCGCCAACATATCCCCCCCTTGTCCCTGTTGCAGTGATTCCGGTTCCTCCGGCTGAACGGTGATGAGTCATTGAACGAGGCATAGCACCCTGTTCCCTTCGCACCTTCTCATTTGCCAATTTCCTTTGCCATGCTACCGGATCACGAAGCCTGAGTGGGATGCCCTCTGTCCTTGTCGAACCGCGCATTCTCAGAGGTATGCTTCGGGAAGTAGGATTGAATGATTGTCGTTTTCCACCTGTGTCAAGTTGTAGTGCCGCCGCCTTTGACCTTCTCTTCGTCTTTGATTTCGGTTCCCTTCCCCCTGTGGTATGGTGTTTTCCTCCGGCTTTCTTTTCTCGCTTCCCCTTTCGCTTTTTCTTTCGCTTTTTCTTTTTCTTGGATTTCTTTTCATCCTCATCACTCTCTTCATCTTCGTCATACTTGCGGCCCTTGTACTTCCTGCGAGCCTTGAGAACATCGAACACATCTGATATATCATCATCAATACTTGCCCTAATTGCACCCCTAGATGGATGCCCATATGTGACATTAGCAGTATCGCTACGAACAGTACCAACATTGGCCCCTGCTGACATGGATAACCCATTTGCACCCAAATCTACACCAAGACCCGTTTCTAGCAATTGATTCTCTTGTTCCATCATGGGACTTCGCCCCAATTGATCATCTATCTTGCTCTCTCGCACATCAACGTGCATCAGACCCGGCAATAATTCCCTCAATGCTTGTTCCCTTCTCTTTCTTGCATCGCGCTGATCCTGACTTTCAGCATCTTCGGGTGTCTGCCGCGTGTGATGTGAAAGTCCGTCTGCATTTTCATTTGGGTTCACATCTAAGTCGCCATAGTTGCCCATCTCACGACCATTGAACCCACCAGTCATCTCTTCGGTGCGTGGCCTCCATAGGTTGCCAATATCGCGGGGATTCGCACTTACTTTCTCAATGATCCATCTTGCCATCTTAGACGATCCTCCTGTATTTTCACTAAATGTAAATGCTTGAATGATAATTGCACCTTGACTGGCAAATCAAGATACCAGTCTGACAAGAACTTCCTATGCAAGTATGGTTTTGCCATAGTGATGAATTGTTGCTTCAGTTCCTTGATTGCCTCCATGACTCCAAAGAAGTCAGTCTCCGGTTTTTCACTGGTGAGGAAATCAGTTATTGCAAACCTGCATCCTATTACTGCCATTAGTATCTCCGAAGCATCTGCATCACAGGCATCTCCATCCATGTGGGCATGAGGTACAATTGATGCCAACCATTGCTCAACAACGAAATCCAAACCATCCATGAAGATTGTAAGTTCCTCAAAGGTCTTTGGAGGGTTCCCACTGAGTATTTCCTCATACAACGTCCCTCTAAGCATGAGTTGTCCAACATCCATCATTCGTCCAACACCCCCGCTTCTGCCAACGCCCTTCGGATAACGCCCCATTCTTCGGGTGATTTCTCAGCGAAATGAGCCTGTATAACTGTGACAACACTCATGTTTTGATTCTGATCAATCACTTCGACCCTATCCATCCACTTAGCCAATTCAGACAAGGTTTCACGGACTTCCCTATGCATTCTAACCGCTAATTCCAGATCCTTCGGATTAACAATACCCATTTCGTCGTGAAATTGTTCCTCGACCCTATCTAGTTGCATCCCGAATACCCTGTCAAGCCGATTCATATTTACCTCTATGCGAACCAAAGAGTCATGGGTACTTTTGAGAGCAGATGGTAAAACCTCAATTTGCGCTTGCTTCATAATTATGGGTTTGGTGTGTTTCTCCATATGATGAGAAAGAACAGTGTCTTCTATACCCAATTCATATGCAAACTCATCAATCCCTGCACCACCTTCCAAGATAGTGGATTCAATTTCTGCTCTTTTTGGATGAGTGCATATGGGACACTCATGGTTGCTATTGTTGTGGTACTCGCCCGCGTGTCTTCTCATGTGTCTATGACTAGAGCCGCTTGCCCAACCATTCTCCTTGTCTAATGCATCTACGCTGATATTCCCAGTACGAATCGCTAGTTCTAATTCATCCCTGTCAGAGTGTTGGCAAAAGGGGCAATTGTTCCGTGTCTGCCGACCTCCCATGTATGCCTACTCCATACCATCATTAATTGGTGTTTTCATGCTTCTTCAGATGAATACCACAGTATCCTTCCTTAGAATCTGAAGATATACGCCTCTTACAACGAGATCCTGATGCTACTGTTGCCTTGCATAATTTATGCTTGGGAGGATTGCGATAGCACTCGACACATAGCCCTGTCCCATACTTCGATTTCTTCTTGAGAGCCTTGCCACAATCTTGGCATTCCTTGACCTTCCTTCTCTTGATTACCGCCTTCACATCTTGGAAATCGACATCCCCATCCTGATCGACATCGAGGCGGTTCGCTCTCTTCATTTTCTTCTTCTTTGGGGGGTGCTTTGATCCTACCCATTGTGGATTATGAAGTGCCGCCGAATATTGAGGGGTATATCCCCCGGCCCTGTATTTAGGGCCGCTACCGAAAGGAAGCATATTGGCGAGTAGCCAATATGAATGTCATAAACAACCCGACAAGACCCAACATGGATTGGGTTGGAGACATAGTTGGCCCCTTGTAGGCAAGAGTCACGATATTGAAGATCATGAATGTAATGATGAATATCATTGTCGAACTCTCGACTAGCATCTTGTTGGGGCTGAACATCGCCATGCCCATGTTCATGGGGTTTATTCCCATATTCTGCTCAAACTTCTCTCTATCAGGCATCAGAGCATCGCCATCCCTGCCGCACCCATAGCACCCATTCCGCCTTGTTGTTGCATTTGGTTCCCTAGCAAGCCACCAAGCATACTACCAAAGAAGCCGGGTTGGTTTTGTCCGGCCAATAAGGGGTTATGAGCCGCAAGTAGCATCTGAATCTGCTGTTGATTCATCTGTGATTGTTGTAAGCAAGCAGTTTGAAGGCTTTGTAGTGTCAGTCTTAGATTCTCAGGAGACATTGACACTAAAGCAGAAGGTAATGAATTGGTGTCTATTGACAGTTTTCCATCATCATCGGGAGTCAGCGTGATTGCCG